CAAGGCCGGAAGCTGACCACACAGGTCACGCTGGACATTTCCGATTATGACGCATGGGACACCAAGGCCGAGCGGTGGCAGACCGAGACGGAATACGAAATCGGCGATACCGTATATCCGACGGGTGGCTCTTCCGGTTATGTCTATGTATGCCAACGGGCGGGCACGTCTTCCTCGCTGATTCCGACTTGGCCGACTACGCCGGGCGCGACCTATAACGACGGTTCCGTCATCTGGTCCTGTCAGCTGGATTATGTTTTCGGCGCGAACCGTGCGGGCAAAGACCTCTACATTTACGCCTGCGTAAATGATGAGACGCCGCTCATCCCAAACTTGGTTGTCTCGATGAATAGCACGGTGCCGGAAGGTTACACGGCGTCGAATAGCCGCAAAATCGGCGGCTTTCACTGCCTTTGCGCGGACGTCGGCACGATTGCAGACCATCCGCTTTCCGGCTACGTTGCGGGCGATATCCTCCCCGCGTCGATTTGGGATCTCAAACACAGGCCGATCGGCGAGCCGGAGGGCTACGCCTACGACGAAGGCACTGATATGTGGTATTCGATTTATGGCCTTTCGTGGAGCGGCACGTGGGGCAGCGCGACGGCCACGCAGCCGGGGCGTGCTGAAGATGACACGCTGACGCTCGAATCGAAATATGGCGCGGAATGGGCGGACGGCACCAGCTCCGAGAAATGGCACTGCCGGAAGTTTGAACAGATTCTCGCACGCCAGAAGCAGCGCCTTCTCTATCAGCGCGAATTCATGTCCGCATCGCTCGGCTCGAATCAGTCCACGAATATTTACGGCAGCGCGGATCCGGGCACGACGGGCGGCCACAAAGACACCGGCAATCGTCGCATGATCTCGAACATCGGCCTCGAGGACTGCTGCGGCGATCATTATCAATGGGCGGCGGATGTCGGCTCGGCCAGCACGTCCGACTCCTACGGCAACGCCTATGACGCGAATGATAAATATGAGGCCGGTCAGGTTTACGGCACCGTATATCGGCCGAGCGTGGGCGGTGGCTGGGGTGAGGGCGCTCGTTGCGGCTCGCGTTACTCGAATTGGGCTAATGGCGCTTTGAGTTTGGATGCGCGTTGCGGTGCGCGCGGCGCGTCCGAGCCGCTGAACCGGCGGACCATTTAACATGCAACGCGCTCCTAAAACCGGCGCAGGCTCGCGGCGCGGCACGTGCTCCAAAAACGAGCGCGAAGCACGCCGCGCCCGCGCCAGCGGGCGCGAGAGGCAAAATAAATTTTTCGGCTTGTGTGTCATGTGTCACCGTTCGGCCGATCGTGGGCGGTAACTGGAATGAAGGCACTCATTGCAGCTCGCGTTACTCGAATTGGAATAATGGCACTTTGAATTTGAATGCGAGTTACGGTGCGCGCGGCACGTCCGATACGTTGGGAATCATGGAACGTACCACCTGAAAAAACGTCCGAAGCTGAAACCCAAACGGCTGGACACGCAGGCCCTCCCGAAAGGGAAAACACGCGAAAGGGTGGCTCCTTGAAATAGTAAGCGGGGCTGAAATTTCGGAGGAGATTATTTATGAAAAGACACGGCGGGCTATTTGAGAAAATAGTCGATCCGGAAAATATTGAGCTGGCCTTTCAGCGGGCCAAAAAGGGAAAGGCTTGGCAGGACAGTGTGCAGCGCGTCGAGAAGAACAAAGAGAAAAAGCTGGCCGCCCTGCGGCAGTCCTTCCTCGACGGTTCCTTCACGACGTCAAAGTACACTGTGAAGATCGTGTTCGAGCCGAAGGAAAGAAAGATTTTCGTCCTTCCATTTTTCCCTGATCGAATTGCTCAGCATGCGCTGATGAATGTCGTGGCCCCGATTTGGGATTCCATGTTCATTCCTGATTCCTTCGCTTGCCGAAAGGGAAAAGGGCAACACGCCGGAAGCCGAAGGTGTATGCAGTTTGTACGCCGGAATTCGTGGGTGTGTCAGTTTGACATCTCGAAGTTTTACCCATCAATTCCACACGGCCCGCTCATGGAAGTCATCCGGCACAAAATCAAGGATGAGCGCGTGCTCGCATTATTTCGGGATATCATCGGCAGCATCGGAGACGACCGGAACATCCCGATCGGGAATTATACTTCGCAGTGGCTTGGCAATTTATATATGAACGAGCTGGATCAATATGTGAAGCACACGCTCCGCATCCGGGATTATCTCAGATATTGCGACGATTTTTTGATTTTCGGAAACGACAAGGAAGAAATGAAACGCCTCGCCAATCAGGTCGAGGCGTTTGTTTCTGAAAGGCTGCAGCTCCGGCTCTCGAAAAAAGCCTTGTACCCGACCGCGCACGGAATCGATTTCCTGGGCTATCGGCATTTCCCGACAGGGAAAATCCTCGTCCGGAAGGCCACGGCGAAGCGAATCAAAAAGCGCTTGAAGGTTCTTCCATGGGCTTTGAAGCATGGGCGGCTGTCAAAGGAACAGGCCATCGGCAAGCTGGCCAGCGCTCACGGTTGGCTGAAACACGCCAACACGCACCATCTGCGGATGGCGGTCCGGCTGGATGAGCTGATAGAGGAAGTGGAGGCGATACCATGAAACGGTTCTCTGATCTGCCGCCCGAAAAACGGGAGGCATGGGCGGAGAAAAAGAAGATCAGCGAAATCATCGGCGAGGAAATCGCCATCACGGGCTTCACGATTGTGCCGTCCAAATATGGGCCAAACTCGGAAGCGCTCCGGATCCAATTCGAGCAGAATGGATCACGATTTATCTGCTACACGGCATCGTCGCTTTTACGGCGTCAGCTGGAAGCAGCGGAGGACGAGCTCCCATTCCTGGCCACAATCGAAGAGAAAAATCATTGGCTCACTTTAACTTAAAAGGGGGATTTACAAATGAAAGGCTTTCCGAAACACCTCAATTCCAAATTCGATTACTACTATATCAAGGAGAACTTCCCCTCGTCGAAATGGCGTCCGTATTGGCAGCGCCTTCTCGATGAACGGTATCGCTGGATGGACGATCACGAGTTGACGGATCCGGCGCAGGGAATCATCGACGACACGCACCGCGTCGAGGAGCGTCATTCCGTTGATCAGAGCACCGGCGAAGAGATCACCACCTGGATGCAGGTCGTTTATAAAGAGAATCCGGGCAGCGATTTCTGGCGCCTGAATTTCACTGTCGAGGAAGTCGAGCGAGCACTGGAGGACGCATAAATGATTTTATGGTTAATTATGGCGCCGCTTTCCCTCATCGTTTCCCTGCTGTGTTATATAACGAATCCCATCGTCGTGCTTTTCTGCGACGAGGACGGTGAGCTTCATGGCCTGTGGAAGATGTGGCAGACCTGGGATAATAGCTGCAATCCGAGCGACGTCACCGAAAACAAGCAGCTTCCCTCGTTTCTTCTGTACGATTTCCCGAAGCATTATGAGGAATACAAAAGCACGACGCCGGAGCTGGCCGCCCAGGGGCGCGAGCGATGGTTCACGCGCTGCATCAATTCCGATTTTACGCTTTGGGAGAGAATCCAGCGCTACATCTGCAGGACGTACTGGCTGACGCGAAATTGTGCCTATGGCTGGACGTTCTGGGCTTTCGGAATCCTGCCGGGCATAAATTGGACCATCGTCAAGAACGATGGCCAGACGAAATTCATTCACGAGGATAAATCCTGCTGGTGGTGGGACGGTGCCTGGTGCTACAAAAGCACGGCGCCCATCTTCACGCTTTTCGGCTGGACCGTTCACCAGGAATGTTTCCTCGGCTACAAAATCAAAGAAGAGGCAACGGTGGACACGCGGGCAATGATTGCGACGCGGGCGACCGTCTCATTCTCGAAGGACGGTGAGTGAAATGGATTTGTCGGAGCTTTACCAAAACATGATCGGCACGCTCGGGCACCTCGGCGAGAACTGGGCGATTAAACTGGCGGGCGCTGCCTTCGTCGGCTCGGCCTGCTCGATGCACGGCCAGCTCCTCCTCGCGTTCGTCGCCCTCATCATCATCGACCTGATCACGAAATGGATTTCCCTTTCCCATGAATATCTGACCAAGCGCAAGCGCAAGAAGAATCCGACATTGTGGCAATGCGTGAAATCTATTCCCGCGGCGCGGGCGGCTGGATACATTAAATCAGAGGCGATGAAGCATCGGTTCCTCGGGAAAGTGGTCGTGTATCTGTTGGTCGTCTTCGCTGGCGCCACCGTTGACAGCATGATGCAGGCAATGGGAAAGCCCACGTGGGCGGTCGTGCTCTTAGCGGGTTATCTATCCATAACGGAGCTGATCAGCATCGTCGAAAATCTGCAGGACGCCGGAGTGGAAGAGGCGGAGCAATTACACAATATTTTAGAGAAAAAAAGAGATGTTCTAAAATAATGACCTCGTAGGAGGCCCGTAGGCGGTCGAAAAAGACCTCCCGCGATAAATCTATCACGGGAATTTTGGCAGCCGCCCATCGGGCTTTTTCTACGGGGCACGCTTGAAAGGAGCGGTTTTAATGGCAAAAGTATTCCTGAATCCGGGCCATGACCAATTAGATCTGAAAGGCACGCCGGATTATGATCCGGGCGCCTGCAACGAATACCTCGACATGAAGGAAAATGAGATCGCGCTGGCCGTCGGGCAGCTCGTCAAGAAATATTTGACCGATGCCGGGTGCGAGGTGGAGCTCCTCCAGAACGAAAGCCTTTCCTATATCTGCGCGATGGCCAACCGGAGCGGCGCGGATATCTTCGTCTCGATCCACTGCAACGCGTTCAATGAGACGGCCCACGGCGTCGAGACGCTGACCTATCCCGACGACGAGGAAGGCCACAAGCTGGCGGAGTGCATCCAGAATCAAATCCTGGACACGTTCGAGGATCTGACCGACCGAGGCGTCAAAGACCGGGACAATCTCGCCGTCCTGAACGGGACCGACATGCCCGCCGTCCTGGTCGAGCTCGCGTTCATCGACAACACGAGCGACGCGCTGTTGCTTCGTGATCGCCAGGATGATTTCGCTCGCGCCGTCGCCCGCGGCGTCACGGATTATTTGAGCGGGGTGTGACCATGCGAATCAAAAGCATCACGCCTTTATCCGATTTCGAGCTGCTCCGGATCCAAAATATTTTGAAGGAATCCAAATGCCCGAATGAATCCCTCCGGGCGACCTTCCCGGAGGCGTACTATCGCATAGATGAGGAGAAGGAAATCATCTATTTCGGGCGGCACTCGTATGATTACACCTATGAATTGTAGGAGGTGCGGAACTTGTGGAGAATAAAAAGGTTTATTATGCCTGTATTGCTGGCGGTATCGTTCTTGTGTTTCTCATCTGTAGCTTACTGCTCGGAAGCTGTGGCCGAGGAGGAGGAAATGATACTCGTATCCAGGAAGGACTGGAACGCATTGAAACAGAACAACGCCGAGCAGCGGAAAGCATTGAGCGAGCTGTGGATGGAATTACTCGCAGCGAACACAGCGCGGACCGAATCGGATCAAGCATTGAGCGAAGCGAGGAGCTTATTGGAAGTATCACAGATGACCTCGACCGAAGCGCAGGAGAAATTGATTCAGCTCTTGAGCGAATCGCGGATGCAGAAAGACGAAATCGCGAAATTGAAGAAAGAATTGGCGGAGGCGAAGAACGAATCTCTGAGCTCCTACGAATCAATTCAGAGAGCGAATCAATTTTTGCAAGATACGAAAAAGGAAATTGAGGCCCGCGAGGCCGAATGGCGAAAGAGGGAAAATCAGCTCGAACGCCAGCGCCTCGAATGGCAAATCCTTTTCGCGCTGGCCGTGTGCGGCGGCGTCGCTCTGGCAGCATAACAAAACCGGGAAGCGTAATGCTTCCCGGTTTCTTTCATTTATATGGGATAATATCAAGCCGCCCGGCGGGATGGCCGCGCAATTACGGCGTCGATTATAAATGTTATACCGCCCGCGTCGTTCCGGGCGCACCAACTGCATCGCACCTTCAACTTGATTGTCACGGTTGAAGGACCGACTCGTACAGAGTCTATAAAGTTTTCGAGGAGAGCACGGTAATGTACCGTGCTCTTTTCGTCGTTCTGGAGATCCTTCGTCAGCTCTCCGAAAGTCTTGTGAATGTATTCCTTGACCTTCGCGGGCGGCACTTTCGGAAGGTGGCCTTTCGTCTCGATCTGCTTCAAATTATTCTCGGCTGTCCGGAATTTGTCCTTGCTGCGCTGGAATTCCGCTTCGTCGATTTCGTCGAGCGGGATGCCCGCCCGGATCCGGTCATAAAAATGATCCATTTCTTTTCGGGCTTTGTCCCTTGCCTCCGTCATCATATCGACGGAGGCTTTTTCGTTTTTCTGCAGCTCCGCATACTGGACCTGCACTTTTTCGACGAGGGTGTCCAGCACTCCATCGTCATAGAGGAGGGCGCGGAGCTGGTCAAAGACGTCACGCTCCAGATCGTCGGCATTGACTGCCCGATTACAGCAGACCGTCTTGCCCTTCCGCATATACGTCTCACATCGATAATATCGTGTGCGGACGCCTTTCGTGTTCGTCGTGGCGCCGCCCGCCATCGCGCCGCCGCACACGTCGCAGAAAACATATCCGGACAGCAGATAAGGTTCTTTCGCTTTGTGGCGTCCGCCGGACGTTCGTCTGTTCTTTTCCATTCGCTCCTGCACCCTCTCAAATAATTCCTCGCTGACGATGACCGGGCAGACGCCTTTCACGATGGTCACGCCCTCATCATCCGGCGCGTGGCTGTTCCTCGGCTTCCCTGTCCGCCGGTGCTTCCCTCCGACGCTCCAGCCGATGTATCGGCGGTTGTGCATCAGGTCATAAAGGGAATTCTTGCCGAAAGATTTTCCGCGCTTCGTTTTGTATCCGTGGCCATCCAGCCAGCGCAGGATATCCTGATAGGACTGCCCGGCGGCATACATTTCGAACATCATCCGGACGGCCATCGCCTCGGCCTCATTGATGACATACTTTTTATCCGGGCCGATGTCGTACCCATAGAGCGGGATGCCGCCCGCCGCCTTCCCCGCCAGCAGATTCTCGCGCTTTCCTTTTTTGACCTCGCGGGAAAGGTTCGCGGAATACCACTCCGACATGCCGACCATGACGGCCTTCATCATGCCGCCCTCTGGGCTGTCGGAAATCTCCTGGGCGGCGAATTCCATCTTTACGCCCGCGGCCTGCAGCCGGTGCGTATTTTTATAAAAATCGTAGGCGTTCCGCCCGATGCGGTCGATCTTGTGCGCGACGACGATCTCAAACATCCCCGCCTCGGCGTCGGCCATCATCTGCTGAAACTGCGGGCGGTTGTCGTTGGTTCCGGAATACGCCTCATCCGCGTATTCGTGAATTATCGAATATCCCTTCCGCTTGCAGTATTCCCGGCAGGCGCGAAACTGCGCGACAATGGACTCCTCGCGCTGGTTGTCGGAGCTGTATCGGGCATATAGTGCCACTATCATATAAAGGCGCCTCCCCTCACATGTCTCTCTGAATCGAAATCACCCTGCCGAGGATCCGGACCGGCAGCAGAGCGCAATCCTCATTCGAGAAAAAGCGCGGGCTGAACACTGCCGGATTATCGGCCACCAGCGTGATGCCGTCCGACGAAATGAAAACGCGCTTCACGGTGGCGTCCTGGTTGTCGATCAGGACGACGGCGATCTGGCCGGAGTCGATGTCCGGCTGGATCCGGACGATGGCGATATCCCCATCCAGCAAACTCGGCTCCATGGATTCGCCGAACACGCGCAGCGCGAAGAAGTCCTCCGCCCGGCGGTGATTCAATGATGGAATATACATGAATTCGTCCGCCTCCTGGATCGCCTCTCGCGGATCACCGGCGACGACACGACCGAGCACCGGAATCTTTATCATGTCCAGGGCGGCGACAGGCTGCTCCTTTTCGCCGCCCTTTTTCCAGCCCATCAGCTCCTCCGGCGTGGTTCTCAATGCCTTGGCGAATTCCACGATCTTCGATTGCGGAATATCATTTATCCCCTTTTCGATTTTGTTGATCGACGAGCGCGATTTATACCCCAGCATGGTGGCCAGCTCCTCCTGAGATATCCCCAGCTCCTCACGCCGTCTCCGAATGTTCTCATATAGTACCAACACGGTAGGCACCCCCTCGGATATATAATACATGTTCGTTCCTTAAAAATCAACAAATTTTCGACCAATGCAGAAAAAATGTTGACTGTATCGAAACATTGTGATAATATTTCTGTGGATTCAAAATCTACAAACGAGGGAGGGGGATTTATGACGAACACGATTGAATTCGAGGTTGCGCTGAAACGGGCGGGGCTGACGAAAACGGAAACGGCGAAGGCTTTGGGGATTTCCGTCGAGAGCCTGACGCGCAAGGCCAACAATCTAAACGAATTCAAGGCAAGTGAGCTCGCGAAGCTGTATCAGCTCCTCAAGCTCGAAACCTACGCCGAGCAGAAGCGTATTTTTTTTGCGGACAAGGTAGATTAAAAATCAACAATCCCGCCCGCAATGTGGAGAAAAGGAGGCAGATGATGGAGGATAAACAAAAAATTTGTGACCTGCTCCTGGCTACCCTGCAGGCCACGCACAACGCGCAAGACCTCATTTCCTTGAAGTATGACGGGGACTAGGAGACCGTGACGGCCACCTTCATCGGCGGCGGAAAGTACGTCATCAACGTGGCGCTGGACTCCGGCACGGCGATGATCAGGGACATCATGAAGCGCATGTGAGGAGGGCTGATGAGATGACGGTTTATGAAGATGAGCGGGGCTGGCAGTATAAAGTCCACAACTACGGCCAGAATTACAAAGCACTTTACAGAAAAAAGGAATCGCTCGGATGGCACGGATGCAGAGGAAAGGAATTTCAATGGAGGAAAAGCGAAGCCGAAGCGCAGGCCGATCTGGACGCCTTCGCCGCCCGGAAAGGTTTGAAGGTAGTGCAGGGGGAGGTCAAACGATGAGGACCAAAACGAAGCGGGAGATCCGGATCGAGATTCCGGAAAACGCGCTGCCGATGGATGAAGCACTGGACCGGCTGGCCAAGGTCATCGCCGCGGGGCTGCTTCGGGAGGAGCGCGAACGAGAGGAGGCAAAAGCATGACAAACGCAACGATGGAGCTGCTGGAAGAGGTGCTCCGGACGCAGGACACAATCGGCATCACTCCCCCGTCCATTTCCGAAGTAGCGGACGCGCTGCACCGCTTTCGGGTGCTCGGGCGGCCAAAGGAAGAAGCGGAGCTTATTGAGGCGATGAAGGAATTTTTGAGAGAGGTGGAAGCATGAAGAACACGTTGGGCGACCTTAACAATCACCTATTCGCCCAGATTGAGAGGCTCGGCGACGAGGAGCTTCAGGGCGAAGCGCTGGAGCAGGAAATCAAACGGACGGAAGCGATCACGAAAGTCAGCGGCCAGATCATCGCGAACGGCTCGCTGATATTCAAGGCCCGGCAGTATTACGACGACAATCTGAACACCGACGCCGCGATCCCCGAAATGCTCACGGACGGGAAGGCGAAGAAGTGAGAGGCGGACAAAATCGCCTGCTGACGCCGGAGCAGCACAAGTATTTTGTCCGATACAACAAAGGCCGATCGCAGGCGGACATGGCGCGGCTCATGAAGCAGCGGTTCGGGCTGGAGCTGACCGTGAAGCAGGTCAACACCTATCGGAAGAATCATCATCTGAACAGCGGGCGAACGGGATTCTTTCCGAAGGGAAATATTCCATGGAATAAAGGAACGCATTATCAAGCTGGGGGCCGATGCGCGGAGACGCAATTCAAGAAGGGAAACAGGCCGCACAATTACAAGCCGGTCGGCTCGGAGCGCATCACGAAGGACGGATATCTGGAAATCAAGATCGCCGATCCGCACAAGTGGAAAGGAAAGCACGTCATCATCTGGGAGTCCATCCACGGGCCGAGGCCGAGAGGTCACAAGATCATATTCGCGGACGGCAATCACCGAAACTTCGATCCGGAAAATCTGATCCTCGTGGCGGACGCGGAGCTGGTCCGCATGAATCAAAACGGCTGGATCAAGCCGGAGGCGGAGCTGACGAAAACCGGCGCCGCGGTGGCGAAACTGATCTGCGCGGCCAACGCCAGGAAGGAAAAGCCGAAGCGGACTCCAAGGCCGAAGCCGCGGATCGTGTACTACGATCCCAAAACGATGAAAATTTTATGAGGAGGTCAAAGCATGAAGGTATATCTGAGCCATCCGTATGGACGGAAGCTGATCAATAAAATGCACGCCGAGGGCATCGCCAAACTGTACCGGGCAATCTGGGCGGAGGAAGGTGTGGACAACGAAATCATCAATCCGCTTGTGGCACTGGAGGAGGAATCAAAAAAGAACACCGAGCCGCAGATGATCGCGCTGGCCATCGACCTGATGAGACAATGCGACGCCGTTCTCTTCGCGCCCGGCTGGAAGCAGTCCCGCGGGTGCCGGATGGAGCACATGGCCGCATTCGCCGACGGCATGGATATCCACTATCTGCCGGAAGGGCTCGCGCTATGAAGTATTGGGACATGCTGACGGATGAGGGGAAGATCGTCGTCGGATTCATCATCCTGATCAGGGAGGCGTTTCTGCTATGGGGATAGATGAGGAAAGGCTCTGCAAGCAATGCAAGAATCCGCTGCCGGAATGGGCGGACATCCGCATGGTTTACTGCCCGGCCTGCAGCTACCTCCGGCAAAAGGAACGCACCAAGGCCGAGCGGGAATATCTCATCGAAAAAGGACTCTGTGTCCGATGCCGGAAGGCCAAGGCGGAGGAAGGGCGGACGATGTGCCCGGACTGCCTTGAAATCATGCGGCAGTACAACAGGCAAAGGAAAAAGCCGCCGACGCCTGCCCGCGCCAACGGCTCGAAAAAATACCCCGAGGAAAGTATATCAAATTAAAGAGAGGGATGCAATCATGGAAATAAACGTAAACATCAAACTCGAAGCGAATGAGGCATTCTGCAAGGCGCTGGACAATCTGGCCAACACGCTGACGGCTGCCGCATGTGTGGCCGCGCCGCCCATGGTCGAGGTCGAAGCTGTTACCGAACCGGAGGAAACTGTTACCAAACCGGCGGAAAAAGTTTCCGAACCGAAAGAAAAAGTTTCCGAACCCGAAGAAAATATTCGCGATGTCAAAGCGCTGCGGGCGGAGCTGAAATCCGTCATGGCCAAGGCCGCGAAGGACGGCAAGACGGAGGCCGTCAAAGCGCTGCTGGCGGAGCTGGGTGTCTCGAAGCTGTCCCAGATTCCGGAGGACAAGCTGGAGGATGCGCTGGAAAAGGCGGGCGATATCTAATGCCGGATATCCATTCGACAGTTTTCAGCCCCAGCTCCGCGCACCGGGTGCTCAAGTGTCCGCCCTCCCTGATGCTGGATAAGAAATTCCCGGACAAGGGGACGGAATTCGCGGCGGAGGGCACCTACGCGCACGCCATGGCCGAATATATCCTCCGGCGATATATTTCCGGCGAGCCGGATCCGGAATGCCTGGATGGTTTCGAGAGATCGGAATTCTATTCGGACGCCATGGTCGATTATGTCCACCTCTACACCGACGCCTGCATGGAGAAAATCGTCGCCGCCCGCCAGGCGGACGCGGAGGCCGTTTTCCTTCCGGAGCAGCGGCTCGAATTCAATGACGTCGTGCCGGGCGGCTTCGGCACCGGCGACATGGTGATCATCAGCGACAAGATGCTGGAGGTCATCGACCTGAAATATGGGAAGGGCGTCCGGGTGGAGGCGGAAGGGAATCCCCAGCTGCAGCTTTACGCACTCGGCGCCATCGAGACCTTCGGCAGCATCTACGATTTTGATGAGGTGAAAATGACCATCATCCAGCCCCGGAACGGGGGCATCAGCGAGCAGGTCATGACGGTGGCCGAGCTCCTGGAATGGGGCGAGAGTATCAAGCCCATCATCGCCCAGGCGCTCAAGGGCGAAGGTGAATTCCAGGCCGGGGAGCATTGCCGATTTTGCAAAGCCGCCCCGCGCTGCAAGGCGCTGGCCGATTACAATCTTTCGCTGGCCCGCCTCGAATTCAAGGACGTGGATCTCCTCACGGATGAGGAAATCGCCGACGTGCTCGGGCGCGTGGATCAGCTGAAAAACTACGCCGAAATGATCGCAAAATATGCGCTCCAGGAAGCGGTGGCCGGGCGGCATCAATGGCCGGGCTTCAAGCTGGTCGAAGGAAGGAGCCGCCGCGTCTATACCGACCAGAAGGCCATCGTCAAGGCGCTGACCGCCGCAGGGTACAAGAAAGCGCAGTTCATGAAGCCGCAGAAGCTCATCGGCGTCACCGACATGACGAAGCTGCTCACGAAAAAGACCTTCGAAGAGCTGCTGGGCGATTATCTGGAAAAGCCGCAGGGCAAGCCAACGCTCGCGCCTGTGTCTGATAAAAGGCCGGAATTCAAACCGGCGGAAGAGTTCACAAATTTAGATGAAGAAAATGGAGGAATGTAATCATGTCAACCAAAATCACTTTGAAGAACGTCGTGCTGTCCTATCCGAATCTGTTCAACGCCAAGCAAATCATGAATCAGGGCGAACCGAAATTCTCGACGGCCATCCTGATCAGCAAGGACGATAAGGAAAACATCAAAAAGTTAAAGGCGGCCATCGAGGAGGCGAAAAAGGACGACAAGCTCAAGGGCGCCCGCAAGATTGATACTCCGCTGAACGACGGCGACGAGGAGAAGCCGGATGATAAATACTATACCGGCCATTATTACATCAATGCCAAGGCGTCGGAGAATCATCCGCCGAAGGTGGTGGACCGACACGTCGATCCGATCATGGACCAGGAGGAGATTTATGCGGGCTGCATCTGCAATGTGGTAGTCACCTGCTACGCCTACAATTTCAACGGACATTATGGCGTCGGCATCGGCCTCGGCAACGTCCAGAAGGTCAAGGACGGCGAACGCATGGGCGGCACGGCCAGCTCGCCGGAGGATGATTTCGACGATCTCGGAGGGGAGGATTTCCTGGACTGATATGAAGATATTGAGCATCGACCTTGAGACTCTCGGTCATGTCGATATCAAATCAGCCGGTGGATACAAATACGCTGAAAGCTGTGAAATACTGCTTTTCGGCTATGCGTATGACGACAATCCCGTCCGGGTTATAGACTTAACGAACGGGGAAGAGATTCCCCGTTCTGTTTTATTAGACCTCGCGGAGCCGGACGTGCTCAAGACCGCATATAATGCTCAATTCGAGCGGACGGTCCTGACGCACTATCTGCGAAAGCAGGATATATTCGAGCCGGACGAATGGCTGGACCCCCGTCAATGGCTCTGCACGATGGTGCTGGGGCTGACGCTGGGACTGCCCGGCAATCTGGCCGGACTCGGTGAAGCGCTGGGGCTGTCAGAGGATGAAAAGAAGATGGCCATCGGCAAGAAGCTGATCCGGGAATTCTGCATCCAGGGGCGCGGACATAAAACGCCCGCGGAGGATCCGGAAAACTGGAAGCTGTTCGTCGAATATAACCGCCGGGACGTGGAGACCGAGAGGATACTCAGGAAAAGGTTATGGAATTATCGGCCCAGCCCAGAGGAACATGAGCTCTGGGCGCTGGACCAGCGAATCAATGACGCAGGCGTCACGATTGACAGACAGATGGCGGAGGCGGCCATCCGCATCGACGCCGAAATCAGAGAGGACATCATGGCGAAGGCGAAGGCCATCACCGGGCTGGAAAATCCGGCCTCCGGTCCGCAGCTCAAAAAATGGATCCAGCAGAGCGAAGGACTGGCCGAGCCGCCCGCCTCACTCACGAAGGCGACGGTTCCCGAGCTGATCAAGACGGCAAAGCAGGAACGAACGAAAGAGGCGCTCCGGCTCCGGCTGCAGCTCGGCAAGACCTCGACGAAGAAATATCAGGCCATGCTGGACGCGCTCGGATCCGATGGAAAGGTTCACGGGCTTTTCCAATTTTACGGAGCCGCCCGAACGGGCAGATGGGCAGGGCGGCTGGTGCAAACGCAAAATCTGCCGCGCTGCTACCTGGACGACCTGGACGATGCCCGCGAGGTGCTCAAGGGCGGCGACCGGGAAATCTTCGAGGCGCTTTATGAGGACGTGCCGGACACGCTCTCGCAGCTCATCCGGACGGCCTTCACCGCAAGCCCCGGATGCCGTCTCATCGATTGCGATTTCTCCTCCATCGAGGCCCGCGTCATCGCGTGGCTGGCGGATGAAGCATGGCGGCAGAAGGTTTTCGAGAATAACGGGGATATCTATTGCGCGTCGGCGTCTCAAATGTTCCGTTGCCCTGTCGAGAAGCATGGCCAAAACGCCGAGCTCCGGCAGAAGGGAAAAATCGCGGAGCTGGCTCTCGGGTACGGGGGCGGCGTAGGTGCGCTGAAAGCATTCGGCGCCGATCAGATGGGACTCAGCGAGACGGATATGCAGGACATCGTGGCCAAGTGGCGGGAAAGTTCGCCGCGCATCTGTCAGCTGTGGCAGGGCGTCGAGGTAGCCGCCCGCCGCGCTATCCGAAATCCCTGCACGGCGTTTCCGTGCAAGCACAATGTCCTTTTCGCGGCGGCGGGTGAAAAATTGATGGTTCAGCTGCCGTCCGGCAGGAAGCTGGTATATCAGCAGCCGGAAATCTTTGAAGAGGGCGCGGCCATCACCTATATGGGAACGAATCAGACGACGCGGAAATGGGAAAGAATCGAGACCTGGGGCGGGAAGCTGGTCGAGAACATCGTCCAGGCCATCGCCCGGGACTGCTTGGCGGAGGCGCTCATGAATCTGGATCGGGCGGGCTATCGAATCATCATGCACATCCATGATGAGGTGGTGCTGGACGTTCCGGAGGGCGAAGGAAGTCTCGCCGAGGTCGAGAGGATAATGTCCGAGCCTATCGCATGGGCGCCGGGGCTTATCCTCAACGCCGAAGGATGGGAAGATAGGTATTTCAAAAAAGATTAGAAAGGAGGAAGCCGGATGATAAATCCTCAAGACGGAATCTCAGAGAGCCGCCCGCTGACCTTGGCCATCGGAAAATCCAGGCATTCGATGCACTGGAAGAACACGGAAATCACATGGCCGAAGTTAGTGAAGCGGCTGCAGGAGACCATCCGCACCGGCGAGACGCTGACGGAATTCCTCAACCTGCCGAAGAGCCGACAGGACGAGATCAAGGACGTGGGCGGCTTCGTGGGCGGAACATTAAAAACCGGGCGGCGGAAAATCGAAAATATGGGCTGGCGTGACGTCATCACGCTGGACATGGATTTCGCGCCGGTGGAGTTTGAGACGCTGATCCAGAAAACGCTCCAGGGCAAAACGTATCTCCTCTATGGTACGCACAAGTACAGCCCGACCTCCCCGCGGATCCGAATCGTTATACCGGCAGCCCGAGGCATGACGCCGGACGAATATCAGGCCGTCAGCCGACGGATCGCCGCGGACATCGGGATGGACTTTTTCGACGATACGACATACGAGCCGCATCGTCTGATGTACTGGCCATCGACGCCGGACGACATCGAATATTATTGCAAGGACTACGCGGGCGAATGGGTGGACCCGGACGCGATTCTGGCCAGATATGAAAACTGGCAGGATCAGGCACAATGGCCGGAGTCCAGCCGCGTTTTCACGGTGCTGAAAAAGCGGGCGGAGAAGCAGGCGGACCCGCAGGAGAAGAAGGGACTCATCGGCGCATTCTGCAGGACGTACACCATCGAGGAGGCCATGGAGAAATTCATCCCCGGCGTTTATGTGAAATGTGACGGAGCTGCCGACCGATACACCTATGCGGAGGGGAGCACGTCGGGCGGCGCGATCATCTACGAGGAAAAGTTCCTCTATTCGCACCACTCGACGGATCCATGCTGCGAGCAGCTCGTCAATGCGTTCGACCTCGTCCGGATCCACAAGTTCCTCTCCCTGGATGATGACGTCAATCCTGCGACGCCGCCCATCCGCCGCCCGTCATATCTGGCCATGCTGGAGCTGGCCGGAGCTGACGGCGCGGTCAAAAAGACGGTCATGAAAGAGAAGATGGCCGAGGCGGAGACGGATTTCGAGGACATCCCCGACGACGAAGAGAGCGACGCCTGGATGGAACAGGCCGAGGTGACGAAGAACGGCACGCTCAAGAAGCTGCCGCAAAACGTGATCCTCGTCCTCCAGCACGACAAGAAGGTGGCCGGAAAGGTCCGGCTCGACCGTTTCAGCCATCGCATCATGGTGACGAAGGACCTGCCCTGGCACAAAATCGCCCGGGACGGTCGCTGGTGGGGAAACTCGGACGACAGCGGCCTCCGGAATTACCTCTCGAAGCGTTTCCACATCGACGGAAAAGGCATCATCGACGACGCGCTGCGGGAGGTCCTGCAGGTGACGTCCATCCATGTGGTGCGGGAGTATCTGGAGTCGCTGCCGACATGGGACAGGACGGAGCGGCTGGATACTCTCATGATCGATTACCTCGGGGCCGAGGATACGGAGTTCAATCGCGTCGTTACGCGAAAGGCACTTGTGGCCGCCGTGACGCGCATCATGGAGCCGGGCTGCAAGTTCGATTATGTTCTCACTTTAATAGGAAAGCAGGGCCTCGGGAAGTCGTACATCTGGAAGCGTCTCGGGAAGGGCTGGACGTCGGACAGCGTGAACACGGTGACAGGCAAGGAAGCCATGGAGCAGATTCAGGGCGCCTGGATCATCGAGCTGGCGGAGCTGGCCGCACTCCGGAAGGCGGAGCTGGAGGCCGTGAAGCAGTTCATCACGAAGCAGGACGACAGCTTCCGCCCGGCCTATGGTCGAGAGGTGGAGCACTATGATCGCCAGTGCATTTTCGTGGCCACGACGAATCAGCCAGATTTCATCCGCGATGCGACAGGCGGGCGGCGCTGGTGGCCGATGCAGGTGGGTGTGCTTCCGAGGAAGCTGAACCCGTTCGAGGATCTAACGGATTCCGTCGTGGACCAGATATGGGCGGAGGCGATGACCGCATACATGCTCGGCGAGGAGCTCTATCTCGACGACCGGATGGAAGAGGTGGCGCGAACGCTGCAGCAGGAACACACGGAGGAAAGCCCCTGGGCGGGCATCATCCGCGCTTATGTGGACAGGCTGCTGCCGGATAATTGGGAGACGATGGACATCGAAGCCCGGCGCGAATACATCCAGGCGGGAGAGAACAGCTTCGAACAGCCGGAAGGCAGGAACGTCCGGGATAAGGTCTGCGCTTTGGAGGTATGGGTGGAGGCCATCGGCGGGCAGCCTAAAGCAATGGGGCGGCTTCAATCGATGGAAATCAGCAACGTGCTCCGGAATCTCGAAGGCTGGGAGCCGATAAAAACGAGCAGCCGCTTCGGGGCCTACGGATTGCAACGTGGATTCCGTCGTCTGTAATACCGTCTACAAAGTCGGGGAAAAGCGTCTACATTGTTTTTGACTTTGTAGACAAAACAGGGTGCCGGAAGGCGCGGACTGTCTACAAAGTTTTTGAACGTAGACAGGAATGTAGACGGGTTTAGCCCGTGCGGGGTACGGGCTTTCGGATATCTGTCTACATGTAAACATTGTTTATTATGAAAAAATAAAAATAAAAGAAAATCATACGCGCATACGCGTATATAACCTTAATTTGGAAATTATGAAGAAAAACGAAGTCACTGTTGACAATGTTACAGGAGGAAAAAATATGTGGATTTTTACGAAAACGGAAAAAGGTGCTTCCCTGATCAACCTGGACCATGTGGCCCGGTTTTACATCAACAAAAGCGCCGTTTATGCGATTATCGGGGATTGCGACATCGAGCGCGTCATCGGCCTGGAGAGCGAGGAAGCCGCGGCGGATTTCCTGCACTGGCTGGCGGAGCATGTCGGGCCGTACAAGTGCAGCGGCGATTTTAACGGCGCGAAGGTCGTGATTCTTTCCGATGAAAGAGCGAGAGGTTGAGCGTTATTTCAAAACGCAGCTGGAGAAGCGCGGCGCCATCGTCTGGAAGTTTGTGAGCCCGGGACAGGCAGGCGTGCCGGACCGGATCGTGTTGCTTCCGGACGGGCGGGTGATCTTCGCGGAAATGAAAGCGCCCGGAGAAAAGCCGAGGTCACTGCAGAGGGCGGTTTTCACTCGGATGGAGCGAGCCGGGCATCCGGTGCGGATCATCGACAGCCGGGAGGCGGTGCGCGATTTCATGGAGGAGGTGATGCCGGATGAAATTCATTCCGCATCCGTACCAGGCGGAGGCCATTGAGCGGCTGGAGCGGTTTCCGAATTATGGCCTGTTTTTGGATATGGGACTCGGCAAGACGGTGATCACGCTGACCGCGATCCAGAATTTGATTTATGATTCATTCGAGGCGCGGAAGGTCCTGATCGTGGCCCCGCGGAAGGTGGCTGAATCGACCTGGCAGGACGAGGCGAAGAAGTGGGAGCATTTGGATCTGAAATTTTCCACGGTTCTCGGCACCGTCCGCCAGCGGGAGGCGGCGCTTCGGAAGGAAGTTGATTGCTATGTTATCAACCGCGAGAATGTGGTCTGGCTTTGCCAGTATTACAAATTCAAACTTCCTTTCGATATGCTTGTTATCGACGAATCGAGCAGCTTCAAGAATCCGAGCGCGAAGCGGTTCCGGGCTTTGCGGAAGTGCCGCGGGTGCTTCCGGCGCGTGGTAATCCTGACGGGAACACCGGCGCCGAATACGCTGATTGATTTGTGGAGCCAGGTGTATTTATTGGACGGCGGGGCGGCTCTGGGGCGGACGCTGACCGGATACCAGGATACCTATTTCAAGCCGGACCGGATGAACGGGTACATCGTTTATCGGTACAAGCTGAAAAGCCCGGCGGCGGAGAAGGCGATTTATGACGCCATCGAGCCGCTTTGCATGAGCCTCAAGGCGGAGGATTACCTCCGGCTGCCGAAGCGGATCGACAATGTGATCCATGTCGAGCTGCCGGAAAAGGCCCGGAAGATTTATGAGGCGATGGCGAAGGAGCTGGTTCTCGGCGTCGGTGAGCCGGAGGAAATCACGGCGGTGAACGCCGCCGCGCTGTCGAATAAGCTCCTGCAGATGGCGAACGGGCGCGTATATACAGACGAGGGCAAGGTTTTGGACATCCACACGGCCAAGGTGGAAGCCCTGGAGGAAATCGTAGAGGCGAACGCGGGAAAGCCGATTTTAGTCTTTTACGCGTACCGGCACGACCTCGACGTCTTGAAAAAGCAATTCCCGGAATCAAGAGACCTTATCTGGTCGCAGGATTTGAAGGACTGGAACGCGGGAAAGGTTCCGATGCTTTTGGCCCATCCGGCGAGCACGGCCTACGGGCTGAATCTGCAGGAGGGCGGCCATATTATTGTTTGGTATGGCCTGACGTGGAGTCTCGAATTGTATCAGCAGGCATGCGCGAGATTATACCGCCAGGGGCAGAAGAAGCCGGTCGTTATCCATCATTTGGTGGCGAAGGGCACGGTGGACGAGCGGGTGATGAAGGCGCTTTCGACGAAGGCGGCAGGACAAGAGGCGCTGTTGGCCGCGATGAAGGCGACGGTGAAAGCGTATGGAGGGAAAAAAGGATGAATTCTATCGACGTATTGGCAGCGGTGCATCGAGGTCGGGAAAAGGAAGCCTGGCGGAAAGAAATCCTTCGACATTTCAACGCCGGGCATTATAGGCGCGTGCTTTATATGATGGCGGAGAACAGTATCGACCAGGGAAATGTGAAGCGCATGATTATGGAGGCGTGCCGGATTCCGGAGCCGCTTCCCGGATGGAGAGACGCAGGGAGGGAAAAACGTGGTCGGACTTAATGGGAAGATAACGGGCGGCGGGCATCCGGCACACAAGGCCGGAGTGAACGCCGAGCCATACGCGCCCTGCGTCACGAGGAAGATGACGCCGGAGGAGCGGAAGTTTTACGGACTGGATCCAGAGAAAGGAGAGCCGAAGAAGATGGCCAAAAAAGTGGAGAAGAAAAAGCGCGGAAAGCGCATCGATTTGACGAGATTGAAGGAGCTGGTGGCAAAGGGATTTTCAGCGAAGCATATCGCGGCGGAGCTGGCCACCGACGAGGCCACTATATGGAAGAGAGCGAAAGCGCACGGACTCATAACGAAGATTGCGGTGAACGGAGCGAAAACAGTCAAGCCGGATCCGGAGGAGCCGTCCGATAATAACGAATTTATTTTTGCCAATGTGGTGCCGGAGGATGCCGAGCCGGAGCCGGAGCCGAAGGCCGCGCCGGAATATCCGCAGGACTCCGAGGAAAATGAATACCGATATTTGGCGCCGCGGTGGTTGAATGAGATCGCCATCGGCCTGACTGCCGGAGCGGTGAAACATCCCGGGGAGACCTGGCGCGGGATTCCGAGTGAGGAACATCTGGCTAGGGCGATGCGGCACATCAATCTTCATCGGATGGGCGACCGGAGCGAGCCGCATCTGATAAATGCGTCGATGCGTTTGATGATGGCATTCGAAACGGCTATGGAGGAATAGCGCGATGGGAAAGCAGCGGAAGCCGATGACGAGAATCAAAAACATATTGCAGTCGGTAAAATACGCGAATGGCAATATCGACCGATTAAATGATTTGATTGCCGTCATCCGCAGCCGGGCGGAGAAGGTGACGACAGGATTCAGCGACGCGCCGGGGGGCGGGGGTACGTCTGACCGGGCGGACGTCATCGCCAAGCTGATCGAGACAGAACGGAAGCAGGAGGAGGCGGTGCGTTCCTGGTGCGATGCTATCGAGAAGGTGCAGGCCCTCATCAATAGCTTGACAGATTACAATGAGAGAGCGGTGCTTGAGCATCGATATATAAACTGCCAGGACTGGATGACGATATCATATCTGCTGAATTTTTCGCTGCAGCATTTGTATCGGATCCATGGCAGAGCGCTTTATAAGCTGTCGCAAAAGTTGAGAGGAAATGAGAGTTTTTGATGTGGTATTGTAGTAGTGTCCAAAGCTGTGAGGTTTGATTCTTCCAGCCACGGGTAGCCTCCTTTCTTCATATAGCCGCTTTCGCTTCGAGCGGCGCAGTTGTCACCTCTCAATCAAAAAGCCCGCCAATCGTGACGGGCTTTTTGATTGGAGCGGCGGAGAAAAACGGGGGAGTGTTTCAAAATTTTTGACCGACCGCGCCGAATT